CATCGCGCGGGCCTGCGCGTGCGGAGGGCTGCGCTCGATCGGCGACGACCGCATGCGTCAGCTTCCTCTGTTCGAGGGCGCCCCGCCCGGATAGACTCGAGGCGTGCCGGCGCCCACCATCTCGAGCATCACGCCGTCGATCGGTCTCGCCTCGGGCGATCAGCTCATCACGATCCACGGGACCGGGTTCAACGTCCCCGTCGACGCGCCCCCGGGCGTAGTCGACCCGAATGATCCTTACGATCCGGTCTCGCTCGCGACGAAGACGCAGACGGCGATGGTGCTCTTCGACGGCGTCGCGTCGCCGATCGTGAAGGTCTTCTCGTCGACGCTGCTCACCGCGATCCTTCCCCCGGGCAACGCGGGCCCGAGCTCGACCCCGCCCCCGGGACGGAGCGTGAGCGTCTCGATCGTCAACGTCGTGCAGGGCACCTCGACGCCGATCGGGGGCGAGAGCGTCACCGTCCCGAACGCTTTCATCTACGCGCGACCGCTGCTCACGAAGGAATACGAGAGCGACCTCACGCGCGCGATCCGAACACTCTTGCAGCTCATGAAGGGGCAGCTCCTCGTCGACGAGGTCAACTGGGCCGTGCAGACGGACTACGACGCAGCGACGGGCGACGAGCTCCACGTGACGAAGTTCGCGAAGCTCCCCGGCATCGTGCTCGCGGGTCCCGAGCTCCGCGAGAATCGTTTCTACTCGCAGAATCAGCAACCGGACTTCGACGACGGCACCATCTCCGATCTCGACGGCTCCTCGCCGGCCGGCTTCATCACGACGCGCGTTCCGTACACGGTCGACCTGAGCTTCACGGTGGTCGGCGCGAGCGACAACAAGGCCGAGCTTTGGAACCTCGCCGCAAACTTCGTGATGTTCATGCACAAGAACAAGTGGCTCTACATGAACCGGAGTGCGACCGATCCCACGAAGGGTCAAGTGCGGTGGGAGATGGACTTCGATGGGCCCGGCTCGCAGCCGAAGAGCACGACGGTTCCCAACAACTCGAACCTTCGATCGTGGACCGCTGAGATCGTGATCCGCGGCTTCGACATCGAAGCGTTCTCGGGGCTCGTCACCGACGGTACGACGGATCCGTCAAACCTCATCCCGGCGCACGCCGTCGTCGACCATGGACGGTGCGCCGACACGGTCAACGTGAAGGCGTCGAAGCTCAGCGAAGAATAAAACCCCTGTTCACCCGAAAAGTTCGCGGATAGGCTTCCCCTCATGACGGAAGCCGCGCCGGCCCCTTCGGCCCCCCTGGTCCTCGTTCGCAATCTTTCCGGCCGCATGCTCACCCTGACGTTGACGGGTAAGCATCTCGCGAGCGCGCCCCCGGGGACGCCGCATCGCTACAAGGCCGTGAAGCTCGTCACCGTGCACCACGCGAAGACGGGCGAGCTCGTGCCGCACGTGCGCAAGGCGCTCATGGCCGACTCGATCAGGATCCCCGCGGGCGAGGACGCGCGCGTGGCGAAGTCGGCCACGTACTGCCCCGACTTCCGCAAGGCGGTCGCCGCAAAGTGGCTCCGCGTCGTCGCCGATCCCGCGCCCCCGGCGCCCCCCGAAGTTCCGCGCGTGCCGACGCGTGCCGAGGAGCGAGCGAAAGAGCAGGAAGCGGTAGCGGCGAAGGTCGCGCCCCCGGCGAAGGCGGCGCCAACGTCTCCGTCTCCGTCGACGACGACCACGCCCAAGAGCGAGAACATCCCGACCACGCGCGTCGACCCGGCCGTCGTTCAGGCGAAGGTCGCCGAGATGAAGAAGTAAGTCGTCCACCGAAACGTACCGGAGTGCACCGATGAGCAACCAACTTCTTTCGTCCAAGATCGCGGTCATCGAAGAGCCGACGCAGAATCCGGCGATCGTCGGAACGTCTCTGTCGGACACGGCGATGGAGGCCGTTTGCCAGCGCGGTCCAATGCCCGGCGCGGTCGGCAGCTTCCCGAACGCTCTCACGGCTCCGACGCTCGTGACCGGCTTCGGTCAGTACGCGAAGATCTTCGGCGGCTTCGCCGCGAACGCAGAGGGCGCGCTCGCAGCTCAGCTCTTCTTCGACAACGGCGGCTTGAACCTTTGGGTTTCGCGCGCGGTCCACTACACCGACCCGACGAACCCCAATTCGCAGACCGCGACGACCGCCGAGGCCGTGCTCAACACGAACAGCCTCGCGCCTCAGCCCGCCTTCGTGCTCGCCGGCAACGAGGGGCCCTACGCGCTCGCTCCGGCGCAGACGCTCTTGACGTCGCTCAACGGCGGCGGTCCGGTCACGACGACGTTCAATGCCGCGGCAGCGACCGACCTCGGGACGAACACGGCCCCCTTCACCCTCGTCGACGGCGAGACGTTCAACTTCTCGATCGACGGTGAGCCGACCATCGCGATCGTCTTCCACACGGCCGAGTTCGTCGCGATTGGCGCGGCGACGATCACCGAGGTTCTCGCGGTCATCAATGCAGCGCTCGGCGCGGCGGGCTCGCCCGCGGTCGCGACGAACAGCGGCGGCGCGGTCCTCATCACGACGACGACGAAGGGCACCGGATCTTCGATCCAGGTCTTCGCCGGCACCGCGAACACGGCGCTCGGCTTCGCCGTGGCGACGCATACGGGAACCGGCAACGTGGCCAGCATCGACGCGGTTACGGCTCTCGAGGTCGAGACCGCGCTCGTCGCTGCGATCGGTGCCGGTATCACCGGCTCGATCGTCGACGACACGCCCGAGATCACCACGGTCGCGACCGGCCCCGCGGCGTCGCTCCAATTCACGGGCGGCACCGCGCGCGCGACGATCGGATTCGACACGTCGCTTCACTCGGGCACCGAGGGCGGCATCCTTCCGACGCTCGAGGTTCAGGGCAAGACGCCCGGCTCGTATGCGAATCAGGTCCAGGCGCAGATCACCGCGGCGACCAACGGCGTGTCCGGCAACTTCAACCTGATCGTCCTTCAGCAAGGCTCGGTCGTCGAAGTGTGGCCGAACCTCTCGATGGTGCCGACCGACGCGCGCTACGCGTTGCTCATCGTCAACGACATGAACAACGGTTCGGACTACGTCTTCCTCACCGACGAGTTCGCGCAGGTCGCCTTCCCCAACAACGTCCCCGCGAACGGCACCTTCTCGATGTCGGGCGGCGGCGACGGTCTCGCGGGGATCACCGACGCCGACTTCACCGGGCACCCGGACTCGGGCAACGGCCCGACGGGTCTGCACGCCTTCGATCAGACGCAGAGGATCCGCCTGCTCATCGTTCCCGGTCAGGCCACGCCCGCGGTGCACAACGGGATGCTGACCTACTGCGAGGCGTTCCGCTTCGGCAGCATGTTCGCGATCCTCGATCCCCCGGTCGGAATGACGGCTTCGGAGATCGTCACCTACGTCACGTCGACGGCGTTGCTCGAAGAGTCGAGCGAGTTCGGCGCGATCTACTGGCCGAACATCCTCATCGCGAACCCGAGCAAGACGGTCTTCGGCTCGGACGCCGCGATCGTCGTGCCTCCCTCGGGCGCGATTGCGGGCCGCTATGGGGCGAACGACGCGTCGATCCCGGGCGGCATCTACGAAGCGCCGGCCGGGACCGGCTTGGCGCCCACGAACGTCGGATGGGGTCAGCTCCTCGACGCGCTCGGCCTCGAGACGAACGAGGTCAAGGACGAGACGAAGCGAGACCTCATCTACCCGGTCGGGATCAACCCGATCGTGGGGCTCGACGGTCTGCCGATCCACATGGACGGCGCGAAGACGCTGCTCTCGACGGGCAACTTCCCGACCATCGGCGAGCGTCGCGGGATCATCTACATCGAGCAGTCCCTCGAGATCGGTCTCGCGCCGTTCAAGCACCGGAAGATCAAGACGTCGACGCTCGCCGCTCTCGGCCGCGCGATCAAGAACTTCCTCACGATCCAGACGAACAACGGCGCTTTCGCGTCGGACGATCCGACGCTCGCCTTCACCGTCGACACGGGCGCCGCGATCAACACGCCTTCCGACGCGCAGGCTCTCGAGATGAACGCGCGCCTCGGCATCGCGACCGCGAAGCCCGGCGAGTTCATCATCCTCCGCGTCGGTCAGGACACGACGCTTCTTCAGCAACAGCTCGCGCAACAGGCAGCGTAAGGGAAGAGGAGACGGACCATGGCATTCGGTCAGCCGCGCACGTTCCACAAGAAGTTCAAGTTCCTCTTCGAGATCGATCGGTTCTCGTTCTTCGGGTTCCAGAAGTGCTCCGAGCTCTCGGCCGAGATCGCGAAGATCGAATACTTCGAGGGCGGCGCCCTGATCCCGAACAAGGATCTCGGCCGCATCACGGTCGCCGACATCACGATCGAGCGCGCTGCGACGGCGGACGGCGACCTCTGGAATTGGTTCAAGCAGTGCGCGAACATGGTCTCTCAGACCGGGCTCGTGTCGCCGCAGTACAAGCGCGACGGCGACCTCGTGCAGCAAGATCGCGACGGCTCCGAGCTCCGTCGCTGGACGACTACGAACCTCGCGCCGACGAAGTTCGTCGCGGGCGACTGGGACAACGAGGCCGACGAGAACGTCATCGAGAAGGCCACGCTGATGCTCGACACGTTCGACAAGACGCTCGGCCTGTAAAAAAGAAAAGCGGCAACTCCGGGGGCCTCGCCGGCTACGTAT